CATCGTCGGCCTGGGCATCGCGCTTGATGACGATCGGCTTGTGCGTGCGGTTGGTCGATCGAGGGTGAAACTCAGTCCGATCCTCATAGAGTTCGACCTGCTTCACCGACCATTCCCGCGTGTGGCCGCCATCTCTCGTGCGCTCGACCACGACGACCAACCCGTCCTTCACCCGGACCTGGCTGGCGACGTCCTCGAACGAAACACAAATGAGGCGGTCGCCGGACATGATGGGACGAGGCTCGAGCGCGTTCATGGAATCGCCCTCGACGTCGAAAGCCATGCGGCGTGCGTTGGGGAAGCGCTCGTCGGGCGGCTCGTACACGCGCTCTGCGTCCGACTGGTCGAAGTCATCGACCTCGCGGAACACGCCGGCGGCCAGCTTGCCGTTGACCTTGATCGGCAGCAGCCCGACGGAAGGCGCTGCTCTGACGTCACCAGCTGGCGGCTCTTCGCCGAAGTAGTCTGCGGCGATCGGGATCTCGCTCGACTTTAGGCCGCGCTTCCCGTTCACCAGCTTGTTGATCGCAGAAGGATGCACGCCGAGGCGCCGCGCCAGCTCGCTCTGGGAACGGCCGGGCTTCGCAAGGTTCTCAATTACCCACTGAAGGATCGGATCTTCGGACATGTGATTATTTCGCATAGGAGTGTTCTAAACGTCCTGTGCGATTATCGCTTGCATAGCACTTGACTGACTGTGCGAAAAGCGCATAGCTAGGGCCATGAAGTGCGAACCCGCTACATCCATCATCAAGAAATTCGGCGGCCCCGAAGTGGTCGCGGCCATCGTTGAGGCCTCGCCTGGGCAAGTCCGGCGGTGGCGTCAGGTCAAAGAGAAGGGCGGCACCGGCGGCGCTGTTCCTCATTGGCATATTCCCAAGCTGATGGCGGCGGCGGCCGCGCGAAAACTGAAAGTGCGTGCAGAGGATTTCCTGCCGCGCCAGCAGGGAGGAGCCGCAGCATGACCTCGCGCATCGAAGCCCACCCCAAGCATCATCCACCCAGCTTGTCTGATCTTCGCGCTTCTGCCGCCAAGGTCCGGCTTAGGGCAGGGGTCCAATACCTCCATTGGTCCGGCGGCTTCCTCACCGACAATCCCGAACACGCATGGTCCGGCACTCCTGACCAAGCTCGTGCCTGTCGTCTCAAGTTCAACGCGGCCGCCGGCTGCAAGATGGTGGAGGCTTAAATGGCCGTTGAAGATTCCGTCGCCCAGGACCAGCTCCGCGCCTTCATCGAACGCATCGAGAGAATGGAGGAAGAGAAAGCCGCCATCGCGGCTGACATCAAGGAAATCTACGCCGAAGCCAAGGGCAACGGCTTCGACACGAAAATCCTGCGGAAGATTGTGACGATCCGCAAGCAGGACGCCAACGAGCGCATGGAGCAGGAAGCTCTGCTCGAGCTCTACATGACCGCGCTCGATATGCAGACCTCGCACGAAGAGGCAATGAATCGCACTTTGCGCCGCGGCTCCGCCGGCCATTCTGCGCCGCTCTTTGCTGGTCGCGTCGAGGCTGTTTCCGAACCTATTACCCAACCGCAGGTTGCCCCTCAGCCTGCGCAGATGCGGGTCGTTACAGCGACCGTCACTCCCTCTCCTGACGTTGTGGAGGGCATCGAAGAACGTCAACCTATTCAGCCGGAAACGGCGAACGAAACTCTCTCGGCAGATGCAAGCGAGGGCAGGGGCGTCGACAATGTCGAGCCCCTTCAGGACAATGCCGGATCGTCTAATGGCAGGACAGCGGCCTTTGACGCCGTCAACGCTGGTTCGACCCCAGCTCCGGCATCCAACGTTCTTTCGCGAGCCGAGGGCGTCAAGAAGCTGCGCCCCTTGTGCCAGAGCCCTGAAGCCTGCCGTTCGTCTGGTGGGAAGGCTCACTGCAATTCCTGCCTGAAAATGGCCGGCGATGGCCTGGTGTCGGCATGAGCAGGGCACGCAACTCCGGCCCTCGCCTTGAACCGTCAAAGGTGATCTGGCCCACGATTTATGGGCTCATCCTCTTGGCTGTCGCTGCGCACGTACTGTTCCTGATTGGGGCGGCACCATGAGCGCCCAGAAGGTCTGCGATTGCTGCGGCCAGCCGATCATCGACGGCATCGAGAACGCGGCTTATCGCGCAAAGCTCAGCCCGAGTGAGCGCCAGCTATTCCTGGCCGTTGCCAAGGGCAAAGGCAGAGCCGTCACCATTCAGGCTATCTGGACCGTGATCTGGGGTCTTGATCCCAACGGTGGGCCTGACTGTGCCGACAACATCATTCGCCGGCATGTCTGCGTCAGCCGCAACAAGCTTCGGCCCTTCGGCTTCGGCATCGAGAACGTTCGCGGCGTCGGCTACCGCCTCACCACGAGCGAGACGGCGTGATGGAACGCGTACCTGTCTCCACCAATCGACCCGAACCGGCAAGCGGCTCCACGGCATTCGCCGCTCGATCGTCGTCATTTCCGGCCGCCATCAGCGATTTTCAGCGAGGGGCGCACTCTGATGACACGCCACTGGCTCAAACTCGTTTCAGCAACCCCGCCGATCTCCTCCCTGGCCGTTCCTCCACGGCTCCCGGCGGCAAACTCCGGGGTCGAGCGCTCTATTGCGCTCTCCCGGCTTTTCTTTCCGAGCAGGCATTCGGCGCCAACCGTTCGCCCGCGCAATCCTTGCCGAACCAGCAACGCTCTCAAAGTCTCGCTGATCGGCTCAATAGTCATCGTCAACCTTCCGTGAATGTTCGCTTCGATGAGAAGCACCATGCACGAAAGGATTTCCAAATTGCTGGAAACTTTTTCCAAAAGCGGGCGAGAGAAAATGCTTGCTGACGCATCTGACATTCTGCGCGCGGAGGCGAAGTTTCGCTTCCCCACGCTTCAGTACCATCAGGATCGCATTGAGCGGCTGAAGGATTTCTTGGGCTGGTCGGCTCGCCGTACCCGCTCAATTTACAACGCGGAAGAAGGGGTTTCGCTACGCGGCGCCGAAACCCTCCGCATCGAAGAACTTAAGGCGGCGCAGGAAGCTCGGAAACGTCGAGCAGAGGAGGCGGCGGATGCCGAAGGATATCGCATCTTGGAGGCCCGTTTTGTTGCTGTTGAAGCCGAGCTTGCCGCCCTACGCGCGGCGCTTGCTGGCCAGGCGCTGGACGGCGCGCGCAACAGCGATCGCGGAAAAGGTGGAGCGGCTGGTGGTGCGGGGCAGGGCTCTTTCAGCCGCCGCTCAACAGATCGCCAGTGACGATACCGCCGAACCTGAAGACGAAACCCCACGCATCGAGGACTGACCATGCCCAAGATCACGATCAAACGCCCTGTCGAAGTCGAAGCGGTTTTCCTCAAGGCCGAATGCGGAGTTCGCTACTGGGATGATGGCGAAATCAACGGCGTCGCTGATGGCGAAGATGTGCCGCTGATGCCCTTCTCGAACCCCAGCCGAGAAGAGTGGGCGATTATCATAGACCTGGAAGAAGGGCGTATTGTCGACTGGCCGCAAGGCACGTCCGCTTCGGTCCATTACAAGGTTTGCGATGCTGGGCGGTATTCACTGCTCGACGCGGACAAGGGTGAGCTGATCACCATCGACGGCTATGTGCCGCGCATCATGTCGCCCAAGGAAAACGGCTACGGCGACTATGTGATCATGGACATTGGCGCTGATGGCAAGATTGCCGACTGGCGCATCGACCTCGACGCATTCACGAGCGACGAGGACTGACCCATGGAATGGCTAAACCGCCTTCTCTCCAGCAAGCCCACGATAAAGACCCAGCCCCGTTGCACCTGCGGCCGGTTCTGTTCGTCTCACGAGGAAAAGCCTGATGCGACGGATCGACTGGTCAAGGACATGACCGCCGCCGGCCTCTATGTGCCGAAGCACTTCCGAGATGGCGCCGGGGAGCGGCTGCAGGGTGGTGCGCAGTAATGCCCGTCCCAAACGCTCACGGTGTCTACGAGCCCCAAGAAAAGCTGTCGCTGGCCCGCACGGTCAAGGGGTGGCGAGGCTGCAACCTGGCTGACATTAAGCTGGTCGATCTCGGCACTCACTGGATCTGGGCGACTGACTTCCAGATGTACACCGGTGACCACAGCGGCAGCGGTTCGCCGCTCATGGATTTGCCGCCGGGAAGCCGCCTCAACTGTCGGGCGCCCACCCGTCAGGCCGCCATTGAAGCCGCCTGCGCAGAACTTCGCCGGAACCTCGAACCCCGCGCCGTCGAATGCAAAGACGCCAGGGCGGTCATCGAGTGGCTCAGCACCCTCATCCCCAATCAACTCGACCTGTTCGGAGTAGCAGCATGAAGAACAAGCTTTCCGATCTGAACGATCACCTGTTCGCCCAGCTCGAGCGGCTGTCCGACGAAGACCTGACGCCTGAGCAGATAGAGGTCGAGGCGAAACGCGGCGAGGCCTTGGTCAACGTCGCTGACCAGATCATCCGCAATGCCGAACTGACGTTCAAGGCGTCGACGTTTGTCGCTCAACACGGCGACCGGTTCCGCCCAGCCCTCTCCGGCCTCATCGGCAAATCGGTCACCGTGGAGGCTGACGAATGAAGCGCAGCCGGATCGAATACAGCGCCGTCGAAATGATCTGGCTGGAAACCAACCGCACGATGGTCATCAGTGACTATCACGCCGCGTTCGTCGCCGAGTTTGGCCGTGATGATGTCTCGGCGATGAACTTGCATGGATTGCGCAAGCGCAAGGGTTGGAAGACTGGCAGGGAAGGCGACCGATACAAAGGTCGGCACCGGAAATTCGGCGCAGCGGAGATGGCCTGGCTTGAAGCCAACCACCTGCTGCCTATCGCGGAGTATCATCAGGAGTTCGTTGCGGCCTTCCCGCGCGAAGACGTCCGTCCGCAGAACCTTCACGCCCTCCGTAAGCGTATGGGGTGGAAGACTGGGCGCACTGGACAGTTCCCCAAGGGCAACGTCTCACACAACAAGGGCAAACGATGCGCCGACGGTGTTGGTGGCCGGCACCCGAATGCCCGGAAAACTCAGTTCAAGAAGGGCAACGTCTCGCACACCTACAAAGGGCCAGGTCACGAGCGCATCGACAGCAAAGACGGCTACGTCGTCATGATCGTCGAGGAAACAAACCCATGGACCGGCGCCAAGACGCGCCCAGTGCACAAGCATGTCTGGCTGTGGGAGAAACTCAACGGTCCAGTGCCCAAGGGCCATTGCCTTAAGTGCCTCGACGGCAACAAGCTCAATACCGATCCGTCGAACTGGGAGCTGATCTCTCGCGGCTTGCTGCCTCGCTTGAATGGCGGCAAGGCAACCCGCGTGATGGCCTACGACAGCGCGCCGGATGAACTGAAGCCCGCGCTCCTGACGATTGCCAAGCTCGATCACCAGATCAAGCAGAAGCGGAAGGCAGCAGCATGACTGTCACCGCTTCCAACTTCGCTCGCGCTGCGAATGACCTTTACCAGACCGAGCCATGGGCGACGGGAGTGCTGTTGCGGCATTTCCCGGTGGCCGGGCTTCGCGTTTTGGAGCCAGCGGCAGGCAATCACATGGTGGCCGATGTGCTTCGCGAGCACGGTGCAGAAGTCTTCACCTCGGACATTGCGACATATGATCGGCAGCATGACATGGTTCGAGACTTTCTCGCCTACTACCCGTCCGAGCCGCGGCTATCGGTCGACGCCATCATCACCAACCCTCCATACGGCAAGGGCAACCGTGACGCTGTGCGCTTCGCCGAACTGGCGCTCGAGCGCTGCGATGGCATGGTCGCGCTGCTGCTGACGGCCAAGTTCGATTTCGGCAAAACCCGTCGTCACCTCTTCCAGGACAATCACCGGTTCATGGCGAAGATCGCCTTGCTGGATCGCATCTCGTGGGCAGGGAACGGCGAGACAGGCACTGAAGATCACGCCTGGTACGTCTGGGGGCCCGGCACCTATGCGCAGGCCCATATGCTCTGGGGAGGCAAGCAATGACCTCCGTCCTCCAATCCCAGCACGATCAAAAGAGCAAGAAGGTCTGGCAGGGCAGGAAGCCCAAGCCTCGCTCCAAATCCATCCTCCGTTCGATTGCCAAGGCAAAGGGGAGGGGGAAATGAGCCTTCAGTCCGAGGTCATGCGCCTCTGGGAAATGGGACAATACGATACCGCCCACATTGCCGAGATCCTCGGAGCCAGTGAAGCGACCGTATACCTCATCACCAGTTCCCGACCGCGCGCGCCGAAGCAAGCCGCGCCCAAGGCGCCATATGCCGGATATGAGACGTACTATCCGAACCGTTTTGTGCGCAGTGATGTACCTCTCGCGGCAGGTGAACCATGACCTTCGCTCATCAGTTCATCGGGCCAGAGCTTCGGCGGCAGCACGAAGCCAGCGCAGAGGCTCATGCGCGCCTCTGGGGGCGCCCCGGCGCACGCCCTGGTGCCAACATGCCGCGCACGGCCCTTGCGCCCTTTCGCAAGACCAATAGGGCTGCAGTAGACATCGAATACGCCGCGCAGCTCGTTTGCGAAGACCAGCAGGTCACGCCGGACCAATTGTTCAACAGCCAGTACAGCGCCGCCATTGCCGCGCGCCATATGCTTTGGACGGTGCTGCTCGATGGCGGCCATCCAGTCGCGAACATCGCGCGCATCTTTGGCATGGACCATCACACTGTCACTCTTGGCATTCGATCGTTCCGTGACTTCCAAAAGGGTCAGGTCTGATGAGTATTCAGGCTGTCGCTTTTGTCCTCGACACCGACGTCCCAGAAGTGGCGGCGAAGATGCTCATGGTCTGTCTGGCGAACGCGCACAACCAAGAAACCGGACTTTGCTGTCCGTCTGTGAGCCGCCTTGCTGACGAAAGCAGCATGTCCCGCCGTAGCGTTCAGCGTTGGCTCAAATGGCTGGCAGATGAGGGCTATGTTGAGGTCGTAGAGCGCAGCGACAACGGCCGCCAGCAGGCGAACGAGTATCGCATCAATGGCTTCTACAGGGGTGCCAAATTGACACCCCCCACTAAATCTAGGGGTGTCACTGGTGACACGGGGGAGGGTGACACAGTTGACACCCTCGGGGGTGCCACTGCTGACACCCCTCTAAAGAAACCGGAAGAAAACCGGAAGAAGGAACGGGAACAGGCGGACGCGCGCATTTCGTTTGAGGAAATCTGGAGGGCATTCCCTCGCCGCCGGATGACGAACCGCACTGAAGCCGAGGCAGAATTTGCCAAGCTTGCCGATGATGAGACCCGTCGTTGCCTCACGGCAGCCAAGCGGTTTCACCAGTGGCACATCGAGGACGCTGCCACTCGGAGCGAGACCGCCGAAAAGGCGCTGGAGTTCCGAATCGGCTTGGCCAAGTGGCTGCGCTCATCGGCGTGGATCGAGGCTCTGACCATTCCGCTCATCAACGATCCCGTGCCAGCCGATGCTGTCAGGGGCTGGGTCTACCTGTCGGCCAATCATCCTGACTTCCAAGCCGTCGAGCAGATGCTGGGCAAGAAGCTTCCCATCGTCAGTGCCAGCGGCAAGCGCGGCTTTCGCGTCGAAGAAATCGAGCAGGCGAGAGCAGGGCGATGATGCGCATTCCCGTCGTGATCTTCTGGTGGGGCATCGCTGGCATTGTGGCCCGCCCCGCCTTCGACTTCCTGGGTGGCGTTGTTGCCGCCTTGATCTCCTGAACCACCCATCCAACAAGAGGCAGCAGAATGGCTAAGGGCCGCCCCCGTAAATCGAATGTCCGCCGCACCAAGTCCGGAGCGATCAGCCGTGCAAATAGCGCGTACCAGGAAAATGCCGATGCTATCGCCCTGCGCATGCGGGTGTTCGGCCTCACCGAGAAGGAGGCTCGGGACCAAAAGGCCGCAACCTATGTTGGCCGCCTCTGCCTCGCCGGCCTGCGGAACAATACTGATGGTATTTCGCCTGCCCAGTATGATGCGGCCGTTGCCTATCTGGAGGCTCGGCAGAACTTCAAACGTGCTGTGAAGTCACCGGATGCACTCGCGACCGGAAATGGCGGCGCCAGCGGCGTTGAAGGCCCAGGCTATGACGAATGGTGCCAGCGCGCGGTTCGTAAATGGGAGGCTATTCAAACGGCAATTCAGACCGAGCAGGGCTTCCATGAGAACCGCGGCGCCAACATGTACGCCGCGGTTAACTACCTACTCGAGCGGGACGAGCAGATGCCGCATATGATCGGCGACCTTCGACTGGCGCTTAATGCGGTCGGGCACCATTTGGGAATGATCTCGCGGGAGAGAGCGATAACCGCTTCAGCGGCGTGAATAGTGGGCGACATCATGTCGCCCACTGAGTATCACGCGAACGCTGGCGCCAAGCCCAAGCTCTCAGATTGCTTCGGAGCGCCGTTGGCCGGGTGGATGTCGCGGTAATAGTAGCAGTCGATGCCAGTTGCCTTGGTGTGGACTGGGCGGAACTTGTAACCGTCCAGCGCACGAAGGCCAGCTTCCGTAGCAGCCTTTGCGTAAACGAGGCCGCTTTTCGTCCTTGGCGAGTTATCCAACGCGGCCTTGAGGGCCCCCAGGATTTCATGCCGGGCTGGTTTTCCGATACCCACGATGCCCCCGATGTAAGTGGCATATGCGTAGCGAGGCTGACGACCTTGAAGCGATCCATATGAATTTTGGTGGCAAGACTGCGATTGATCGGTATCACGAAGAAGTACCCGCACAACTCGCGGGGCTGTCCTCCACCCACCCAATGCGCAGTCTTAAGGCCGGTACGGTGCCTTGCCAGTATTCTATGGATCTGGTCGGGAGGCGTGACGCCCTCGCCAAAATGACCGACCGCCAGTTCATAAACGGCTTGAACGTCTTCATGTCGGCAGGTCGAGATTTCAATGTGGCGGTCGCGGTGCCGTTTGAACCGTTCGTGAAGCGTGGAGCCGTAGCGCAACGCGAGCCCCAAAGGGACGCAAGCTAAGCCTACAGCTGCTATTCCCAGAACGAGGGGATGTCCGCCGGCTACAGTGAAGTGGGAGATGCCCCCGGCGGTACCGAGGCAAACTCCAGAAGTCGTAAAAAGCCCCAGAGCAGGGCGGCTAATTGGTCGTCGGGCCATCGTCGTCCTCCTTCAGCAATGTACAGTTTGACACTACCATGACAGAGAACGGCCGACTTGATCGCTTTTAACCGATGGGCAATAGTAGTACTATTGCTCACTAGGGTTTTGTTAACTAATATTCCCGCTCCTCGTTGGGCCGCTGACGTTGACAGGGTAGGGCAAATCACCCTAAATGCACGTAATGCGACGTTGATAGTATCGTATCAAGCGATAGCCGCCCCGGAAACGAGGCGGCTTTTTTATTGCTCGCAGATAACCCTCCATCGAAAGGCCTGCCCATGATCCGCAAGTTCATTGCGATCGCGGCGCTCTGTCTGGTCGGCTCCATGGCTTCCATGGTTCCCGCCACTGCGGCGCCGTTTGATGACGTCTGTGTCCTCGATCTTTCCCAGCCTGCCACCGTCGACTATGCCCTCGGCATTCCCGATGGCGAAGACTGCCCCTCCATCGTTGCCGATGTCCATGTCGATCCGACCAGTCTCGGCGGCGACCAGGGCGAAGCCGCTCCGGCCCTGTGTGCAACGGTCCAGCAGAACGCGCTCGACTTTGCCGGCTACCGCCTGCACGTCGACCCTGGCCGCTGCTCGGTCTAGCCATTCTCCGGTCGGGCGCTAAGGCGCTCGGCCTGCTTCTCAAGGCGGCTTCGGCCTTCTCGACAAGCAGGTCAATATGTGTAGCTTTTGGTCAGCGTAGCTAATGAGCGGCTTTGTGACCGTCAGGCGCGGTTGGCAACTTCTTCTCAAAAGATGTGCGTTCGGATTGAGTGGGGCGCTCGCCCGTGACCGTTGAAACACTGTGATCGGCCGGCGGCGCGGCATGGATGATCACCAAATCGCCCACGCGTTCTCTGAGAAGGCGACGAAAACGCGATACATTGCGGCTCCCCCAGACGCCCAGATAGTCAGGTCGCGAGGGAGGCCTGCCGAATGTCATTGAGCCGCCGAACATCTGCTCAAACTGCGCGATAGTGCCAAAAGCTTGGAGTACTGCGGTCGTGGCAGCGGCCGCCGCATTGGCGTTCTTGTAGTGTGCGCGGAATACAAAGACCTCGATCATCCTCTGCACTTTTCTCCCTGATGGACTAAGCGCTCGGCCTGTTCACCCAACTTGTGCTAGGCAAAGGTTCGATGAGCAGGGTTCATGCGTTGGTGGAGCAGCGGTAGCTCGCCGGTCTCATAAGCCGAAGGTCGCAGGTTCAATTCCTGCTCCCGCAACCAGCATCGCCCAATGGGCAATCACTTTTAGGCAGCCACAGCGGAGGGGTAAGACTGGCCGTGCCGTCGACCTGGCGCATGTCAGGCGATGCCAATTGTGTTTGACCCGCCGGGGCTCGCCGACGGGTCTTGTTCTTAATGGCAGTGCACGCGGCCAACACTATTGTCCATATGGCAACACTTTCCCGGCGGCGAACTCTTACGGCATCCGCCACCATGTGCATAGGCGACAGTGCTCATGGAAAGAGTGATTGCGACTACCGCGCAGATGATCTTTTTCATTGTACCCCCAATATTTTACGTTGGGAGTAATGCACGGACGCCCGCAGATAACAATACCTCGGAAATTTGCTGGCGTTGTGCCTGCTGCGAGCAAAGTCTAAGCGATGCGGTCCGCTCTATCGATGCGGCGCTTGCACCACTCACCGATCCGAAAACCTACGTACGCTCCGATAACGGTGCCAAATAGCCAGCCCCAAACCCCGAAGCCCCCACCTCGGCTTGCGACTCCGAAATTCGGCACTAGCCATAGGCCGATCAGCAGGCCAATCAACGCACCGGCTACGGCACCAAGACTACGTGGCCTTGCGGAGAGTTTCGTCCCAATAGATCGGATCTGGTCATTCATGAGGGATGACTACCTTCAGAAACTCCATCGGATTGTTAGTCTCAGGCCACTCTCTGCCGCGAGCCTCGTTTGTCGCTTGAAACTTCACGACCGCCATCTCCTCGCCGTTGTTGTCGGCTTGGGGGCGGTAGTCGATGGATAGAATTTCGCCGCCATAGTCTGACGGTTGTTTCTTCGTGCTGTGCAGGCAAAACAAACCGCCGATCAACTTTGGCGCATCTTCTCGGTTAATGCGCCATGCCCGGGATTCGAAAATGAACGATGTAGGGTTGATGTCGTCCAGCCCTCTGTACTTGGTACCAGGCTCTTTGTGGCAGATAACGTGAACAATAGCGCGACCAGACATGTGGCCCCTTGTGTGTACGATTGATAGGTAACGAACGGCTTGCGCGGCACTGGGGCGTCCTCGCCGGCCAACATGATCAAGTCATTGACGTTTAGTTCGCCTCAACTCCGCGATGCGAGCCCTAGTCGCAGCAATTGCGGTTCGTCCGTTTTGAACGTACCTCTGGCTCGCAACAACTGGATCCTCGCCGTTCCACTCCATTTCGGCGCCGTGCAGCTCAACCCAACGTAGGTGTTCCTCCAGCTCATCGGACCTGAGTTCCCACTCGTCAACTTCTTCGAGCGTGTGTGGCTTCAGCGCACTTTGGTCTTCAGCCATGCTCGTCCTCCCCAACCCAAGACATGAGAGCGTGGCATGAACAGGCCTATGCCGCCAGCGGAGATCTTCGAGAGCCCCGCCGAGCCGGTGTTCATGCCTGCGCCCGATCTGATCGAGTGGCTGCAACAGACGTTCATCGCTGATGGCGCGCCGCTTCAGAACGAGGACCATAAGCACCTGGCTTGGGCATCACTTGGCGCGCTGTGGACCAACGTTCCAAACGGCCGCGCCGGCCGTCGGGTCATCGGTCAGTGCGAAATGGGACTCCCAACCATGAACAAGTGGGGCAGGGCAAGGGTAGAGCGCCAGCTGCTCGACTGGTTCGGTGAGCTTCCGATCTTTCTGCTGACCTTCGACGCTGAATACGCCCGTGATTGCGGCGATGCGGAGTTCATGGCCCTGGTTGAGCACGAGCTTTACCACGCAGGGCAAGAGCGTGATCCATTCGGCGCCCCGAAGTTCCGCAAGAACGGCGCGCCGGCATTCGCCATTCGCGGCCATGACGTGGAAGAGTTTGTCGGCGTCGTTCGTCGGTATGGCGCTGGTGCCGCTGGCGTTCAAGAGATGGTCGATGCAGCTAATGCGCGGCCACAGATTGCAGACGTGAAGATTGCCGAGGCATGCGGAACGTGTCGGTTACGGGCCGTCTAGAAGACTTGTCTCGAAGCCGTCAAGACTTACGCGAAATGCCAGCAGTTGATTCAGGTTGCCGCTGACAATTGCGCCTTGGCTACGACGGTGAAGCGTAAGTTCGCCGATGTTCTGTCTCGCGAAAATTTCTCTAACCTTAGCGAGACCTGCAATTGGGTCCATTCCCGCCGGATACATCACGCTGAGCATTTGTATTCCTCCTGACCGGAGCCTGACACACCAATGGCAAAAGGCAAGCTCTCGGTAGAGGTTCAGACGTTCGTCGTTCAAAGTCTCGCCTGCTTCGATAGTCCGTCAACGGTCGTCGCAGCGGTCAAGAAGGAATACGGCGAGGAGATTACCCGCCAGGCCGTTGAAGGTTACGACCCCAACAAGAAGGCCGGCGCGAACTTGGCCGAGAAATGGAAGTTGCTCTTCGAAGAGACCCGCAAGGCTTTCCTCGAAGACACTTCACAGATCGCCATCAGCCATCGTGCCGTTCGTCTCCGTGCCTTGCAGCGCATGGCGGAGAAGGCAGAGGCCCAGGGCAATATGGTTTTGGCAGCTTCACTTATGGAGCAGGCTGCCAAAGAGGTCGGTGACAGTTACACGAACCGGCGCGAGCTCACCGGGAAGGATGGAAAGGATTTGCCGGTGCCAGTGTCGCCGGTGACGATCTTCCAGTTGCCCGACAATGGCAGGGGTTGAGGCAGGGCAGGGCGCCCAAACAATCATTCGCCCCCAGCCTGGGCCACAGACAACGTTCCTTGCCTCACCGGCGGATATCGCGATCTACGGAGGCTCGGCCGGCGGCGGCAAGACTTGGGCGCTCCTGATGGAGCCGCTGCGCCATGTGGCAAACCCGCAGTTCGGCGCCGTGTTCTTCCGGCGCACGCTGGTCCAAGTCCGAAACGAAGGCGGGTTGTGGGACGAGAGCGAAAAGCTCTACCCGAACCTGTCGGCCAAGGCGCGCAGTGCTCCCGATCTGTCATGGACCTTCCCGTCCGGCGCATCGGTAGCGTTTGCGCATCTGGAACACGAGAAGTCGGCCCAGAACTGGCAGGGCTCGCAAATCCCGCTCATCTGCTTCGATGAGCTGACGCACTTCACGGCCAAGCAGTTCTGGTACCTACTCAGCCGCAACCGATCGATGTCCGGCGTTCGTCCTTATGTAAGGGCGACGTGCAATCCCGACGCTGACAGCTGGGTTGCCGAGTTCATTTCGTGGTGGATCAATCAGGCAACGGGCCTGCCAATCCCCGAGCGGGCCGGCGTGCTGCGCTGGTTCGTTCGCATAGGCGACAAGCTCATCTGGGCGGACAAGCCTGAGGAGCTTTCCCAGTACACGGCGCCAAACGAGGACGGCATCGAAACGCCGATCCCGCCGAAGTCGGTGACGTTCATCCCGGCGAAGTTGAGCGATAATCGCGCGCTTATGGCGGCCGATCCCGGTTATCTCGCCAACCTTATGGCGTTGCCTACTGTTGAGCGTGAGCGCCTTCTCGGTGGCAACTGGAAAATCCGGCCCGCTGCTGGCATGCTGTTTCAGCGTGGCTGGTGCCAGGTCATAGATGCGGTACCCCCTGGCGTCCGATGGATGCGTGGCTGGGACTTGGCAGCAACGCCGAAGGTTGAAGGCAACGATCCAGACGGCACTGCCGGTACAAAGATCGGCAAGCTACCGGACGGCCGGTATGTCGTTGGCCATCACACCAAGGCGTATCTGTCGCCCAACGGCGTCGAGACGCTGATCAAGAACACTGCCGACCAGGATGGGCGTGAGACGGAAATTTCGTTGCCGCAGGATCCGGGGCAGGCGGGTAAGTCGCAGGTCGCGAACCTGATCAAGCTGCTGTCCGGCTTCACGGCACGGGCCACGCCCGAAAGCGGCGACAAGGTTACACGGTTCAGCCCGTTCTCAGCTCAAGCCGAGGCGGGCAACGTTTTGATCCTTCGAGGGGCTTGGAACGAGGACTGGTTTACGGCGCTTGAGGGCTTCCCAGAGGCGACACATGACGATGACGCGGACAGCACCAGCCGCGCTTTCAACGCGCTTATCGAAAACAAGACTGGCCCGGCTTCGTCAGCTGTATTCACGGGGTTCCTCTGATGACCTTCGACATTAAAGTCAGACACCCCGCCTATGATCAGTTCGCGCCCTCATGGGAGCTGATGCGCGCCGCGTTCTCCGGTGAAGACGACATCAAGAAGGCGGGCGCCAAGTACCTGCCGATAAAGACCGGCCTTGCGAAGCTCATGGAGAGCACTTCGCATCGGGCCTTAGCCATGGCCGCATACGACGCATACAAGGCGCGCGCTGAGTTTCCTGACCTCGTGGCGCTCACTGTGCGCGGGGCCGTCGGGACCATTCTCGATCAGGCAGCAGAAATCGAACTGCCTAGCGCCCTCCAACCGCTGATGGAAAAGGCAACTCGCGACGGCCTAACTCTGGAAGCGCTGCATCGGCGCATCGCCACAGAGCTTATGACTACAGGCCGCTACGGCATCCTTCCGGGGATCGACGCGGCGGGCAATCCATACCTTGCAGGGTACGTGTCAGAGTCCATCATCAACTGGGACGTAGACGACAACCAGGCCGCAGATTTCGTGGTGCTCGATGAAAGCGGCATGGTCCGTGATCGGGCAACCAACGAGTGGGAGCAAAAAGAACAATATCGCGAATGCTACCTGGACACCGGGCGCTACATGGCTCGTGTCTGGTCCGGTGCGGATGGAAAATTTGAACCCGGTGAGGAGGTCGCCGCGCAGGACCGCAAACGCCAGCCCTTAGGCTTCCTGCCGTTCGTTTTCATTAACACCAATGACCTTCGCCCTGACCCCGACGATGTGCCGCTGTACGGCCTCGCCAAACTCTCTGTCCGCATCTACCAGCTTGACGCTGATCTGCGTCAGACGCTGCATTACACCGCCGAGCCGACCCCTGTTGTCTCCGGCTATGAGAACCCGCAAGACGCGATCGAGAAAGGCCACGTTCCCCAGGGCATTGGTGGTGCAAACATATGGGTTCTACCCAAGGACGGTGACGGCAAGTTCCTTGAGTTCACGGGTGCCGGCGCCGAGGCCCAGCACAATGAGATCCAGAAGGCCTACGACCGGGCAGTGATGTTCGGCGCGCAGATGCTTGCCGAGAAGGGTGGCGCAAACGAAAGCGGCGAGGCCAAGCGCGTTCGCCTCGATAGCCAGCACTCAACGCTCAAGGGCATTGCTATGACTTCGGCCTCGGGGCTTGAAAGGGCACTTAAGAACGTCGCTGTTTGGATGGGTGCTAACCCTGACGAAGTGAAGGTCACGCCGAACTTGGACTTCTTCGACCATTCGCTCTCGGGGCAGGAGATCACTGCGATCGTCGCGGCCTGGCAGTCGACGGCCATCTCGTGGCGATCTGCATTCGACCGGCTTAAGGCAGGTGGCGTGGTGCCACTGGATCGCACAGCTGAGGACGAGCTGGCGCTAATGGATAAGGATCAGTTCGGAGAGGACGCCCCGCCAGACATTCTGCCAAAGGTGGGACAGAAGGCGGCATAGGGTCGGAACCAAACAGTGGGTGTGTGCCCACGGCTTGGCGGGGGGAAGGTCACGCGGCTACTTGGGTAGTGTCTTGTGCATCTTGCATATCAAGCCGAAAGTTTGCTCGCTCCTTGAAATAATCAAGGAAGGCTTTGTTCATCTCGCGAATGAGACCGGTTGCGTCCGCGAAGTCGCGTTCACAATAATCGGCCATCTCAGCAATGAGCTTGTTCAGCAGATTTGCCCGATAGTCGAATTCGCTCCGATTCTGAGGAGGAATGGCGGTGACCATCGCGCCGTTCTGGAAGTGGCTGAAGGGTAACATGAACTGCTCGTGCCGCAGCCTGTGCTCGCTGTAGGTTTGATATGCCGCCTCGATGGCGTCTACCCGATCTGCCAGCAAAAGCGCTCGATGGACGAAGTCCGCATGGCCGGCGTTGATAAACGGAATAAACTCGGCAGCAACATAATCCGGTGCTTTGTTGCTTTGACCCGCTGATGCTTGAAGTATTTGCCATGGCTGGGCGCCATCTGGTGGATTTGCGGCTTCCTTGAGCCTGTGGTTTAGCGTGAAAAGGCGGTTGGACAGTTGCATGGTGTTCACAAGCCCGCTCAGTGCCTGGGCCTTTTCAATGGACATTCTCGCGTCTTCATCGCGCTCAGCTGTCTCTTTGGCGGTCTGCCGCGCAATAAAATACGAGATGACGCCGCCTAATGTGGCGCCTCCCAAGCCCGCCAACAGAGTAGCAAAGCTGGGGGACGCTGCCATATCTGAGATTTCCCATCCCCAGCGCAACAGTACCAAGCCAACCACAAGTCCGACGGCTAGTCCCGCCAATCCAGCATAAACGTGCTTCACATTGCCCCCCAACTCAATCAGTGGAAGCAATCACAAACCCTGACCTAAATCCATGCCCGCCCGGTATTTCGATGCGGGCTTTCTCATAGAGAGAACAGTGAACCGGCAGCAGCGCCTTTATGGTGTCAGTCTGTCATGTCGTGGCGACCGCACGCCTCGGCCCATTGCAACAAGGTGTAGGGTGAGCCCCGCTCATTTAGCAGGTACCACGCTGCCGCATAGTCGGCCTCTTGCGAGAAATCATCGCTCCAACGTCGCATGATGCCTTTTAAGCGATTTCCGGCTTCGTCCCATTCTCTGCACACGAAGGTGTAGGTGTCCTGCGCATCGGTAATTTTGACGCCGCTCGCAAAGGTCATGTCGCCTTCATCGAATTCGTCCCGCCAGATCCCGTCTACTGAGACTGGCGGATCGAAGTAGAGCCATTCCGATTGCTGGATTGGCCATTTCTCATACGTGAACTGCTGCGCCAGAGCTGGCCATGCCAGGCACGCAAAGGCGGCGGTAAGAACGGTCGCTAGTCTCAACTTCGATCCCCCAAGATTGGGGGCGATCATCCAGCCAATCCGTAAATTAGTGGTTCTGGCCGCTCCTCAGTCGCGTTGTGGGCGGCTTTTTCATGTCCGGCAGTGCCCGGCAATCCTAAGGAGTCGCCCAATGGGCCTCAAAGCTATCCTCGAAAGCCTGGATAATGTCCCGGCCGAACTGCACGCCTTTTATGGTGAGAGTGACGGCAAGTACGTCCTCGACCTGGAAGAGGATGTGAAGAACCATCCTCGCATCGCCGCACTGTCCAATGCCTATAAACAGGAGCAGACGCGTCGGAAGGAGCTTTCAACCAAGCTCACCGATGCAGAAACTCGTCTGGCAGAAATCCCCGATGGTTTCGACGCAGAGGAATACATCAGCCTCAAGGCCAGGGCCGGCGATCCTGACGATCCGGCCAAGAAGAAGGCCGATGACGAACACCTCCAGTCGCAGCGCCAGCTCTACGAGCAACGCATCGCCAACCTGACTAAGAAGCACGAAACCGACCTCGCCACGCTCAACGATCAGCTATCCGAGCGTGACGGCTATATCGACAAGACCACCAAGCTCGACGTGCTGCGCAAATCTCTTCGTGATGTCGGTGTTGATCCTGACTTTGAGGACGTTGTGGTCGATCACCTGTCGCCTTCGATCAAGGTCACCCGCGCCGACGACGGCAACCGCAAGGCATTCGTGGAAACCGACCTTGGCGAAGTCGATGTCTCGTCCTTTGTGAAAGACTGGAGTGCATCGAAGGGGCAGAAATTTCTTGGCAAAGCCCCGCCAATGGACGCCAAGGGCAACCTGGGCGGGCGTGTCGGCGCCAAGACCATTTCGCGCACAGAATTCAACAAGCTCGATCCGGCCGCGCAGCGTAAAGCTGTCGTGACCGACAAGGTTACCGTGGTCGACTGATCGACCCGGTTCAGGCTGACGCTCAAAGAGCATTCGCCACTCAGGCCAACGGCCTCTTTCAACACATCGATAATCTGAAAGGAGGCCAATCGTGGCCAACACTTTGACTGACCTGATTCCGGACCTTTACGAAGCTCTGGACGTTGTGAGCCGGGAACTGACCGGCTTCATTCCTGCCGTTTCGCGCTCATCGAGCATCGAACGTGCAGCGCTGAACGAGGACGTGATCGTTCCTGTCACGACCGCCGCTTCGTCCGCTGACAACACCCCCGGCGTCAACGCTCCCGACACCGGCGACACCACCGTCGACAATGTGAAGGTTGCAATCACCAAGTCCAAGCACGTTCCTGTGCGCTGGAACGGTGAGGAAACCAAGGGCCTCGAAAACGCTGGCACCTTCTCGTCCATTCAGGCCGATCGCTTCTACCAGGCAATGCGGACGCTGGTGAACGAGATCGAGTCTGACATCTGGTTCGAAACCTACCGTCGCGCTTCCCGCGCCTTCGGAACGGCCGGCACGACGCCATTTGCCACGGCCAATGATCTCTCGGACTTCGCTGGCGTGTTGCGTATTCTCGAAGAGAACGGCGCACCGACTAACGATATCCAGCTGGTGCTGGGCCATGCAGCGATCGGCAACATGCGTGGTAAGCAGTCGGGCCTCTTCAAGGTGAATGAAGCCGGCTCCGCGGACATGCTGCGAAACGGCATGACCGATCGCGTCATGAACATGGCTATTCGCCACTCTCATGCTGTGCGGTTGCATGTGAAAGGCTCTGGGGCCGGCTATCTTGTCGACGGCGCCGGTGTGGTCGGCGGTGTGGCAGTTCCTGTCGATACGGGTACCGGAACGGTACTGGCTGGTGACGTGGTGAGCTTTGCCGCTGATGCCGCCAACAAATATGTCTCTGCTGGACTGACCGATGCCAGCCTGGCGTTGAATAAGCCGGGTCTGTTGACATCGATCGCCGACAACAATGCCATCACAGTTGGCGGCAGCTACGCCGGTAACGTCGCATTTGCTCGCTCCGCCGTTGTCCTGGCCACTCGCGCTCCCGCGCTGCCGAAGGGCGGTGACTCGGCAGACGATGCCATCACGATCGTTGATGAACGCACCGGCCTCGCTTTCGAGGTCGCCGTGTACCGCCAGTTCTTGCAGACCGTCTACCACGTCCGTCTTGCCTGGGGCACGCGCGCCATCAAGCCGGAACACATCGGTCTGCTTCTCGGCTGACCTTTGCAGGAGGGGCGGGTGACTGCCCCTCTCACAAAGCTCAGTGAAAGGAACCCGCAATGTCCGATATTGTTGAAATGATCCGCGGCGAAAGTGAGGTCGCGCTTGTCCGTCCAGAATGGGTTGAAGACTGGAAGGGCCTCGGTTGGGCCTTGAAAGGCGAGGGGATTGTGCCTGCTGCGGCTACACCCCTAGACGCAGATGGCCTCAAAGTCGGGAAAGGGCCCGGCGGCAAGTTCTACGTCAAGCAGGGCAAGGTGAACCTCAAGGGGCCGTTTGCCACTGAGGCAGAGGCAGAAGCCGCAATGGTTACGCCTGACGGCGCTCCGGTGCCGATCCCCGAAGCATGGGAGGCAATGACCGATGATGAGCTGGTCAAGCTGGCCGGCGAACTCTCGGGCGAGCCCATCACCGAACTGAACGGTGAAACGCCGGCCCAGCGCGCGAAGTCCATTATCCAGGCCGCGGTCGATGACCGGGCTAGCAAGGCCTGATCATGCCTGAGCACTACGGCACATTGGCCGCTGCTGACGTCTATATCGCCACGTTGGCGAACGGGGCGAAGTGGGGCGCCGCCAACGAAGGCGATCGCACCAATGCGCTGATCCGCGCCTCTCGCTCCCTGGATGGCATTCACGGTGCCAATTTTCCCGGTACGAAAGCCGGGGGCAGGGCTCAGGAACGCGAGTGGCCAAGGACAAGCGCTGAGGACCTATGCACCGGCGAAACCATCCCTGCCGATATTGTGCCCGTCGAAGTCGAAAACGCCGCCTACGCCCTTGCTCTGGTTGAGCTGGTGACACCGGGCGCGACCTCTCCATCATTCACCCCCGGCAATGTCATGAAGCGGGAGAAGATGGACGTGATGGAGCGCGAACGCTTCGGTCCGAATGATGGCGTGAGCTTTAGCCTTGCTGATATGCGGCCGCAGTTCGCAGCCGTCGAAGACACTTTACGTTGCATTTTGGTCAAGGCCCGAGGTGGCGGCTCCGTCTGTGCCCTGAGGTACTAGTCATGGCCCGGTGTCACGTGAAGAACACGCCGCCGCTAGACAAGGCGTTCAAGGTCTATGGCGGCCACCACATTGTGGCAGCTGGCAAAGAATACGATGCTCTCAATGCTGCCGAGATGACCGAGGCCCAGATCAATGCCTTCGCCCGCGATGGCGTGACGGTAACGATAAAGGCCCCCAAGTAGCTGGTTGCCGGAAAGTCGGGCCGCTCGGGCGTTCGAACACCCGAGCGCCCGTCTACTACTACCTGGCCATTGCCGCCTTTCTCTCCTGATCAAGGCATGCGCGAAGGCGTTCCAATCCGCCCCACTGAGCAAACACCGTCTGCCCTTCGGCATTTACCTGCTGCTGCGTGAAGTTCGGACCGAGACGCCGCTTCATGTCGACCAAGGGGAAAATGAGATAGCTAATCTCAGGCAGCGCGAGAGTTTTGACCTCGTCGTAGGTCGTGAACGACCTGTTGGGGTTTCCAACAAGCTCCGCCGCCGCTGCCACCGAGATTTCGCCGATTTTGCTCGCGGGACCGCGATCGTAGTTGAAGCCAAACACCGGCTCGCCGTTTGGAGGAACCATCACAACAAGGTCGAACCCGTCGGTGGCCAGCTTTGGGGGGCCCCAGGCCGTCTCAAGTGGCAGTACGTTACCGTTATATACCAGCCCGTCAATGTATCGTGCCTGATCGCAAGCGGCCCCTCGATACCAACTGTAGGCGGTCTGCGTTACAAAATATCCCTCGTAATTGCCGGTTTGCAGGCAGGGCTGAGCATAGCCAAGCGCTTTGTTGTCTGCCCATGGAATCATAGATCCGGTTCGATAAATCCAAGGGGCCGTGGGTTTGTATTGTGCATCACGAGCGGCTTCAAAGGCGGCGATCCATTTCGAAAAGCACTCATTTACGCCGCATGCGAGGTACTTCCCAGTCGTTCTGTTGTAGGGCGTTCTTGACGCATTTACGATGTTGTTGAGCGCCATCGACTTCCCCCGGGGATCCATGGGGTGATAGGATTTGGGAGATCCATCGGTGTTTACCGCTGCCTTGGCCACGTAGAATACGGAGGGCTCCAACTCCTGCCCCTGATAGTAGATTGGTGTCCGTGTTGCCTGGTGTTCCCAACGTGGCCTCATGCTGCATTCCACAGCGTTGGCAGAATTCGCAATTAACGAGCATATCGCTACTAATACGGCGACCGTTTTATTCATGGTTAGCGCCTTTCATTGCATTGCAAGTCCGCTATTTGCTCATGTGGATTTAAGAAATTCAATGGTGTTGTTTCGTCCTGAAAGTGTAGGGGTTCAATGGTTGGCTATGGCGACGCCGCCGGTTTTCAGGGGTGGCTGGACGCGAACGGTAGCGCGCTGTCGAGCGGATCGACTGCGTTGGTCGTTCTGCGTGTCCGTGGATCAAGCTGTGTTGATGCTGTCTATGGCCCTTGCTTGACTTGCTCGGCGCCGACATGGGGTATTGCGCAAGAATTGGCATGGCCGCGTACCGGCCACAGCATCAACGGCAGCACAATCGCTGACGACTCTATTCCGGCTGTATGG